TCAGACCCTGCACCAAATATAGCTTTAGCATCATCAGCAAAACTTGCATTACCTGCGTGAGCAGTGGTTGATGCAAAATCAACAGCACCATCTATGTCCACGACATCAAGGTTTGTTGTACCGTCTATGTCTGCATTTCCAGATATATCCAAGGAAGCAAATGATGGGCTGTCGTTGGGCTGTACAGCGGTGCCAGCCAAAGTGCCTTGAGCAGCTGTGGCGTAGGCAGTTGCAGCAGTAGTAGCCACTGTACCTAACCCTAAGTTAGTACGCGCTGTTGCCGCGCTCGCTACGTCAGAGAGATTGTTAGACGCAAGGAGATCACCTGAGCCGCTACCAGCGGCACCCGTAGCACCCGTAGCACCTTGTATACCTTGTATACCCTGAGCACCCGTAGATCCTGTCGAACCCTGAGCACCTGTAGATCCAGTAGGACCAGCAGGGCCAGTAGGACCCGTAAGTGCAGTCAACTGTGAAGATGTAAAGTCACTGTAAGTAAACGCCGATCCAGTAGAACCTTGAGAACCAGTAGCACCTGCAGGTCCAGCAGGGCCAGTAGGGCCAGTTAATGCAGTCAGCTGGGAAGACGTAAAGTCTGAGTAGGTAAACGCAGCACCTTGAGCCCCTGTTGATCCCGTAGAACCTGCAGGTCCTGTCGAACCCGTAGCGCCAGCCGCACCCGTAGCCCCAGTGTCCCCTCGCGGAACAGTCAGGACGCCTGTTGATGTATTAAAGCTTGCATTGGAGCCAGCGGCTCCAGTGGCTGCTGTTAAGCTCGTGATAACGGATGCACTATTAGCTGCTGCTGCTGCATTGTTTGACGCTGTAGTCGCTGCAGTTTGGGCCGCTGTAGCAGATGACGCTGCATTAGTGGCCGCAGTTTCTGCTGCAGTCTTGGAGGCGGTCACAGAAGCAGTCGTAGAAGACGCAGTGCCTGACCCTGAGTAAAAGCTGGAAGCCATCTAATGTATCCTATTTTTAATAATCTGTGTAAGTCTGGGTTGGGCGCATTATCATGAGGCCCCCACTTTGCTCTGCTTCATTGGCTTGTTCTTGGATCTCAGTCATCATTTGACCAAACTTACCGTCAAAGGTTTGCGCTCGTTCATCCAAGTAATAGTCGGCGGCATAACCTAGAGCACCGTATATAATGATGTCAGATGCTGTCTTTGCTAGTGCATTCTCATCGCTGTCTGAAGTCATTGCAGTAAACTCACCATAGTAACTAATGGTAAGTGTTCCAACTGTGGGCTCAGGGTAGAGCAATAGGTTCTCGCCTTGAATAGAGAAGTGTCTAGGTGTTCCTGTTTCACCAACGTCTTTCATAGACAGCATTTCATGCAAAGGTATCCTAGAGAGAACCGTAAAGGCATAGTAGACATCGATCATTTCTAGGAGGTCATTAGGCACAACTACATGACTGACCTGAGCATCAATAGTAATTGCCTGACGCCTTTCCATTGGAGGAATACGCAGGGTCCTTTCGATCCTAGTGATAGACTGAGAGATGAAGGTGTCAGCCAGACTATCTGTAATATCACTACGGTTCAGTAGCTCCTTGAAGTGGGTCCGTATGGCACCTTTGTTCATTTCCTAGGTCCTTCTTATTTTCTTTGCTGGCTTCTTCGCTGTCTTTGCTGCATCCCTAAACGACTTAGCTGTTGGTCTACCTTTGGCACCTTTAGGCTTCATGGTTTCGCCTGATCCAGCTTTGATCCTAGCTCTTTTTTTGTGGATATTATTATAGAGGCTCATGGTTAAATCCTTTTGTCAGTTGCTAGGAAACCGTCGAGACTTTCGTTCCTCAGTCTCTTTACGATTTCAGTTCCTGATTGCTCCCAGACGTTGAAGCCTTCGCGCAGCCACTTCTCGACTACTGTCGTTGGGATCGATGCAACACGCATGAACTCACCTGATGGTTTATTGCTTGTCTGATTGCGGCTGTCTTTCAGATCGTCCATGAATGATTGGGATATAATCTGGCTGCTCTTCTGAATGACACTGCTGCCATCTTGTAGGAAATCAGTTGAACCACTTAGTAGGTTCACACTGCTCTTATTGGTCATTATTGACGTCTCCTTAGAAAACAAAAAAGAGGGCCACCCAAGTCACCTTGGGCAAGGAGAGCAAAAACCCAAAGCGACAAGGATGACCCTCATCTTGGTCTTAGGACCACCTAAGCGGTCCCAAGTATTAGTGTGTGGTGCTTATGACAGCCCTGTGATCATCACCGAATCTGCAAAGTTCATGTGTTTGCAAGAATATTCACCGACAATACTGTGCTTGTCTGAGTCACCAGTCTTGGCAAGGAGTGTACGTGCGAAGGGACGCAGTACAGCTGTCTTGAACATAGACGGGTCAATCAGTAGAGCATGGGTCGAAAGAAGCTCACGGTTCAACACACAGCGGTATTCACCATACGGGCTGACATATAGGTCAATAGCGTTGACCAATGTCTTACCTTGGGCGATCTCACGGTTACGTCCAGATGATCCAGCGAACCCAGCAACGATTTGTGCATCGGCTGGCTTGACCATAAACGTAGTGACGTCAGAACCGTTGTTGTACGCAGTTTGACCAGCTGTAAGCAATTTTGCTTCTGTCAATGGATCCGTTGCGTTGGAACCAGCGTCAACAGTTGTTGAAATCTGGCTTATCAACGAGGCCATTTTACGGGCAGCTGATGAACTACCAGATACAGCAGTTTGAGCGCGACCTACAAAAGAAGCTTCCACGTCTTTCTTAATAGCCTTGAGGGCCTTAGAAAGCTGGTGGGCTGTTTCCTTTGCACGACCATAGGTTGCCACGACATCCGCTGTAGCACTTACTTGGAAACTTTCTTCCATGATCTGTGTTGTGTTGGAGCGCATAGTGGTCGGAACAAGTGTACCGATAGTTGCGTCTGCCCCTTCAACGATTGCGTTGTCGGCATCGGATGAACGAATAGCGTCTTCTTGCCATTCAAACACACGGGCGCTTACTTTCTCAGTTTTCATGAGAGTAAACATGGGAGTATCTAGAGGACTGATGTCAGTTATTATGTCACTGACGTCCTCTTTCATACCGATCTGATTATATGTAGTATAGGTAGCCATAGTTTTGGGTACTTTCTATTTTAGATGTGAACTTAGCGTTGCCATCGCGCCATAAGTGCATCAGACACATCGTCTAGGTCCGTACTATACTTCAGACGCTCACGGGCTTTCTTCTGTCTCGACGTGAGGATGTCTTGGTCTGTAGCAGGGGCCTTGGTAGTTTTAAGAACTCTGCGCTTACTGTCTTTAGACTTAATGACCTTAGCTTTGCTTTTCTTGGTGTTAGCCGTGGCCTTTGTTTGGTCATAGAGACGCGCTTTGTTTAGGATCTTGATGACAGCAGGGTCAACGTATTGATCCACCTGTTCCTGTGGTAAGCCTTGATTTACAGCATAGGATCTGATGTCGTTGTACATCTGATTACCCCAGTCTGGTATCTCAGCTTCAAGGGTCTTCACACATTCCTGTGCCGCCTTTTGCATTTGTTCCTGTTGTTGTGCTTGGGCGTTCTTATAGAATGCGTCAGATTCCTCTCTTAGGAACTTCAGATCTGCTTCAGCTGATTTGTGTTCACGGCGTAACGAAGCGAAGTCTTCAGTGGACATCTGTCGGGATGCGACAAGCATATCCACTTCGTCGTATGGCTTCATTCGCTGTTCAGCCCGTTCAAGCAGCTTCTGATAACTGACGTGTGCTTTCTGCAAGGCCTCGTCGGCCTCTTTGCGTTTGGCAGCAGTTTCTTGAGACTTACGTGTCAAAGATGCTTCTTGACCATATAGACGCTTTAGATCTTTTAGGGATGCCTGTTTTGTTTCACCGTCAACTTGGATTTCGACCAAAGCATCTTCAGACAACTCAACTTCCGTTTCATCATCTTCTTCAGCTGTCTCTGGTTCATCCTCATCTTCAGTGTCATCTGTGTCAGGGTCCTCATCAGTATCTTCAGTTTCTTGGAGGTCATCAGTTTCATCTTCTAGTGTATCTGACTGGTCCTCTGTCTCATCTTGTTGGACTTCGTCAGTTGCCTCTAGTTCATCATTGTCGGATAGGTTTGCACCGTCTGACCATCTTCCTAGTAGGGCATCGGCGGCGTCTGACAGATCGTCAAAGGCCGCTGGTTGAGTAGGCGTTTGCTGGACGTTAAGCATGGTCCATTTCCTCCTCTTGGCTTGTGTTGCCTTCTGCGTTCTTAGCTAAGATTTCATCTTTGATCTGAACGTGTTGTTTTAAAGTGTTTACCACGTCAACCAAGGCGCGGTACTGATAGTATGTGATTCCTCGTTCTTTGTTTTCATCTGGTTTTGAGTTCACAAAGTTGTGGAAACATTGTTCAACCATCTTGTTGACTACACGGTTGAATGGCTCGGATCCCAGCAAAGCAGCTGCGTCCTCACCTTGGTTGATGAGTTCTTGCTCGTTCATAGTTTTGCTCTCTTTTTGGTGGTTTGGGTCTGGGTTTTAACCAGTCGGTGAAGCGATAGCCCTGACATCGTCAGCGGTTGCCGCAATCTCTAGTTCAGCCTTATCGACGAACTGTTTGTGTTCCAGCTGGGCCTCTTTGAGATCCATGCTGTCAGATTGAATAGCAGCATTATTCTGTGCTTTCATTTGCTCCAGCTGTAGTTTCATCTGACCAAGCTGGGCGTCCATCTGTGCCTTCATCTCTGACACTGCTGTCTGACGCTCTTGTAGCTCCATCTGTTTCTGCTGCATTTGCATCTGCATTTCCATCATAGGATCTGGACCTTGCTCAGGTATCTCCTGTGGTGCTGTCAGATAGTCTTTGACGTTCTTGATGCCATTCTGTTCCATGACATGGGTCATCAGGTTGTACTGGTTTTCTGGCGTGTACATAGTAGACAGGGTTTCATCACTAGCCATCAGACCGTGGATAGCTAGATACTTTTGAGCTTCTTGCTCTTGTTCACCATAGCCCAAGTGGAGCTCTACCATTACGTCACGTTTAGCACCCCAGTCAGCTGGTGAAACTTCCACGTAGTCACCAGCAATCTCAACGATTTTACCTTGTGACTCATTCTCTACGACTAGCTGGTACATCAGCTGGTAAAGAGGCTTTAGGAATCCGTTAGCAAAATTGCGGGCAATTATCTTCTGGCGCTGTTGGGACATAGTCGCCAGCTGTTCCACCATAGCTGCTGAGTTTTGCTTACTGATGGCATCTTTGTTGAGGCCTTGGGATAGCCGAGAGACGCCTGTGGTGTCCTCTTTGTCCTCGTCCAGCATCTGGATAGTCTGAAAGATAAATGGGTTTAGAGGAGCCTGTGGCATAGGGTTAATTGCATCGGGGCGTGAGACATTTACAATTCCCCCAACACGGTTGTCGATAAGCTCCCTTGGGTTTGTTAGTCCACCTTTGACAACAGTATATCTTGGATTGTTAGTGATCAGTGCGTGATCTAGGATTGACCTAGTTAGAACTGTTCTAGCTGTCTGGATGGGTACGACCTTGGACCCAAAGTTTGATCCAAAGAAAGCATGAGGTATCGGTAAGGGAACAAAGGGGACGAATGGTTTATACTGGCACTTCTCTTTGTCTAGGATCACATTGCCAGCTTTGATTACTTTGTAACTCTCAGCAATACCAGAAGCGTCCAAATCGATGTCGAGATAAACTTCATACACCGTGACACTACGGACTTGATCTTGGAAACCTTTAGCGTTGAAACCACGGTCTGACCCAATCTCTTCATGCCTTGCCAGCACTTCTGGATCAGTTTCCATTTCCACGTCATCATGGTCTGCAATCTTTGCAATAAGTTTTTCATCGTAACCAGCCTCACGTAGTTCAGAGATTGTCATCTCAGTTCGATGACCACAGAATGTCGCCAGAGACAATGACCTACACTGTGGCTCAATAATAAACTGCTCAGGTGGGACAGACTCAATGGCTACTTGACTAGTATCTTGGAAGATCCTGAGATCACCAGAATACAGTCCAAGTTCATCTTGCTCCACTTCTTCGATCTCAATGTTCTCTTGAGCTACAAGAGCGTCAAACTCTTCTTCCGTTAGATCTTGAATTGTCTCTAGGTAGCTGTCTTCACGCTCATCCCAGTAGACCTTGGCAATACCAGCACGGGCAACCAGACCATCGTGGATGACTGACTGCATGACCTCAAACAAGTTGTTTTGGCGGTTGGCAACGTAATCACAATAGGCAGTTGAGACGTCAGCAATTCGCTGGTCCTCACCTGTGGAAGCAGCAAATCGCACGGTCTTGTAGCCTGTTGAGAAGGTTTCCAACAGTGCAGCTTTCATAGACTCGACAGCATCATAGACGTCCATCGATACATACTTGGAGTTGCCATCGTGTGCTGGTTTGGGGAGCGTTGCGTTGTAAAAGTCTACGACACGCTTTCTCTCACGGCTCACTTGGCTGTCATAGTAACCGATAGATCTGCGGATGTTGTCATCCAAGATCGAAACTAACTTCTCGTCATCGACCTTCTTGTAGTCTTTTTTATCCGTCATGATCATACCATTTCAATGTAATAGTCATCTGCGCTTTCTATTGGTTCCCAAGCACCCTGATGTACGTGGTTCGCCAAGGCTAAGGACATGACACAATCGTCATAGCAGCCCTGTTCAGCTTCCATCGATCCCGTCTCAGTAACCACATAAGTAAGCATCTCACGAATCGTGGTTTTGTCGTTCAGTTCAATCTCAGCATCACGCGAGGCTGCTCTAAGCTCATCGATGATAAGAGGCTTTGTTTTAGCTGTCGTAGTAAAGCCTAACTTTATTGTCTCTTTGTCAGTCAGCTTGTCTACTTGGACTTCTGTAAAGAAATTAGGATAGGCCATGTCTTTAGCTAACCTAGTACACGTTAGAATACCGTGACCGTTGTTCTCAACAATGATGTAGGCAGTATTGAAGAAGTGACCTAAGTGGAACAGAACTTGTGCATAGTAATCTGGATGTACACGGCCTCTCCAGATACCCACCTGACGCTTCTTACTGTCTAATATCTGAGCTACTGAGTAGTCGCCACCACGGACGCCCATAGCCACGTCTGCACCTATGACATACTGCTCACCAGCATCCATAGGACGGTATAAAGTAAGCTCCCCACGGGCGTTGTGTAGGAANTCCTCACCTTCTAGTGCTAGNCGCTCTTGTACGTCCCGTGTGTTGCCTAAAACCTTCTGTAGTTGCTCTGGATTAAACACAGGGCGACCAGTTGTCAGAAAGGCTTCCTCAGCTTCTGAAGGGTACTCTTGTTTGAACAAATCCANNCCGTTTTGAGCAATCTTTCGACGCCTGAACATTAGCTGCTCATTGTCTAAGTTATACTTCTCAGCAAGGTCTTCTTCTTCTGGTGTACGCTCGTAATTCGCAGGGACTTTCTCACGATACTCTGGGTCAGCAAACCAAGGGATAAACACTGGGACATAACCATTAGTTCCCTCGACTGCTCCCTTCCAGAGATCGTAGAAGATACCGTTGACGCCATTGGCTGTACTTTCGACAAAAACAGCCGTGCCTTTTGCATTTGGTACAGCCTGTGTCAGGGAGTTCCAGTTGTCAGCAGCTGTTGTCTTTGACCAGAACGCAAGCTCTGAGCAGTGAACATGGGTCAGGGTTTCTCCCCGTCCAATAGCTTCACCACCAGCTGTCGCAACAACATAAGAACTGTCCAGCACGTCAAACGATAGTTCACGCCGCGAGCTATACTTAGTGTGTGGCTTTAGAATCTCTGGGCAGTTATCGTGGTATCTCTTAGTCATATCAAAGAGCGCACGGGTACTGTCCGAGTGGTGGGTTATCACCAGTGACTTCTTGGCTTTGCGCTGGGAGACGCTGAAGTAGAGATAGCCACCCACGTAAGTACTGAGCCCCTGTTGCCGAGCCTTGAGAATAATGACACGAACTTTACCTTCAGTCTGCATCTGTTGGGTGACAGCATCGTTCAGTATCTTTTGGGCTGGCTTTAGTTTCAGAGCGGCAATCTCGCCCGTCTTGGTGCGGATCTTCAGTGCCGCTTTAGAGTAGAACTCAAAGTCATCATAAAGACGCTTTCGTACCTCTTTTAGTTTGTTAGTCGCACGTACATTTCTCGTTGCCGCACGGACACTCTTTGTTGACATCCTCTTGCTCTCCATCTTCTTCTTCGTCACCATCAAGTAGCGAAGTCAGGAAAGCTTCTGCGTTACCAATTGTAACCTCCGATTTCGCCACAGGTTTAATCTTGGTAAAATCGAGGATGATCTTAGCAGCTTGTAGGCGATCACGGTTGTGTATTGGTGTACGCATGATCTCAACAGCTGTCTCCAGTGCCTCTGCAGCACGGGGGTCTTCCATTGGGGTTTCTTTTGTCATGATACTTACAACTTTCTTTGCGTCCCGTTTGGCCTTGTCCACGATTGGTTTAATTGTCTTAGCAGTGTAACCGTCAGGTACTCCTAGAGGCCTACCGCCCTTTCTTCTTGTCAGAAGCATTAGACGATACTTTGCTCTGCCCTCTGGGGTCTTGTGCTGCTGAATTAACGGATTTGTTTCTGTTGGAGTTGCTGGTCGCTTCCGAGGCTTTTTCTTTCGTGGTGTGTTTGGCTTGTGACCCATTCGATTTCTCCAAAATCTGGTGTATTATCGACAGCGTCTTAGGGACTTGTTTACAGAAGACATCTGCAGGGATTCCTGCTCCCATCTCTGAAAAGATAGTCTGCTTCTGTGCTTCTGTGAGTATTTTAGAGGATTTAACTTTATCAATAGCCTCTATGATTGGCACTAGGTCCAATACTGTCTTTAACATTTGTGCTTCCTTCGTGATTATGCTGACAGCATACCTTGGGGCATTGGTTGGTTTAATGCTCCAGCTGGCATCTGCATCTGCTGCTGACGCTCTTCATCCTCAGCTTGCTCTTGCTTCATGATCATTGCCAAAGTTACAGCAATAGCCATCGCTAGTGGGTGAGAAAAGAATTGAATCTTTGTGCTATCTTTAAAGAATGTCTTGATTAACTCAGCTGTCGCTGGATAATCCGTTTTCATTTGCTTAGGATTGTGGAGATAATTAATGACAGGATCTACAGCCATCTCAGGTGCGCTTCTGATGTATTTATAATAAGGCGTGGATCTTCTTTTTGCTACTGATCTTTTAGCACCACCCTCGTAACGTATGTCACTATCGTTTTCATACTTGCCCTGATCTTGCATCTTTTTTATCTCAGCTAACACCTGTTTTCTTTGGTTAGCTGGGAAACTTACAGTGTTGTTAATCAAAGATGAGATCATGTCATCAAAGCTATGGCGCGTAAACTGATCCTGTCTACCAGTCAGGGCGTTTTGTGATGTCCAAGAATTGCCAATTTTGCCCCTTAGTCTCTCCCGTACCTCTGGGTCTGAGAACCTATCAATATAATTAGGGTTATAACGCTGGTCATTTAAACCATGTGCTACTTCATGTAAGGCGCTTATGTATGACTGGAAATTGGATATATAGGGTCCTAAATTACCAGTGTTTAAACCAAATGGATCAGCATTACGGTTGTCTTCATTTATATTCTGAGGGTTCATGGCACGGGCCGTACCACCAACATAAAGACCTAAAGCGTCAGCTTGTTTTGGATCCCCTGCTTCATAAGCCATCTGTATCTGACTATTGTACATTTTTAGGGTTACGTTGATAGCATCAGCTAACTGACGTACTCCTTGAATGTCTTTAATGCCATTCTCAAACTTGGAACCCTTTTTGCCAACCTCAATGATTGCCCTGACGGGAGGTGTGGCTTGTTTTACCTCTTGGGAACTTGGGACAGCAGCCCGTTGGGTGGGTCCACCCGTAATTCTCTGGGCGAGGATCCCTGCGACTCCATCTGTGGCTGGGGGGATGGATTGCCTTGGGGGTCTTGCATCGGAACCGATTGGCCCTCGTCCTCCTGATCCATCTGCTCCAGTAGATCCCAGTCCACTTCCGACAGCCATTGTTTTCCTTGCTTCGACAAGTTTCCTTGCTGCGTTTGCGTAGTCTGGCGCTTCGTCATCTGCGTATCCTCTACTTTCCTGACCTTCTTTGGCCTTTGCTGTATCATATAGGCGCTTCTCAGGATACCACAAAAGAGCTTGTAAGTCACTCATTGTTAAACCAGTGTTTGATGCACGGGTGACAGCTGGCTCTGCGTTAAGACGTCCAAGTGCTTGGGTAAACACTGAACGGATAAAGTCACGCTCTTTAGCACCAGCTGGGGCCTCTACCTGCCCGTCCAGATACTTAGCAAGAGAGTTAGCTGATTTACGAAACTCTGGGGATATCTGGTTAAGGCCTTCACGCCAATCTTTTGATGTAGATTGCTTGGCTACATATGCCGCCAGATCATTCATGTTCTGGTTTGACATAGTTTTGCCAATCTTAATGCCAGAAGGCTTCATTAGCCTACGCAAAGATTTAACATTGTCAGATGACATATCTGTAATCATAGATTTGATCTCAGAACGCTTCTTCTTTTCCATAGCTGGGTTCATTTTGATTAAGGATCCACGCCAGCGTCCGACTGAGCGCATAAGCCAGCGGTCCATCGTCAAAGCATCAAAGTGACCATACAAGTTACTGAAGAAACCATTACCAATCTTAGGACCAAGGATCGAAGCACCGCGAACTAGAGTACCTTTGCCCTCACCACTAATGTCTACGTCATATTCGTCCTCAATAACCCTGACAGGAACCTGAGACGTCATAAAGTCAGCTAGAAGCTGGTGATCACCTTCATCAGTGTTTGTCTTGCGCTCGAATTTCTCAAGCATCGTGTGGTACTGCTTGAGACCACCATTGATAGCCTTTGCTGCTTCACCAATGCCGATGTTAGTTGGAAAACGACCAGTGCGCTGTAGGTGGTCATAGGCATCCGCTGCTAACTCAAAGTTCTTGTCTACCTTTGTACCATTTGACGTCACTGCCAACGCCCAGATAAACTGCAGCTTGTTCATTGGATTAGTTTGGATCTCTGGATAGATTTCACCAAGGCTACTTAGTGCATCTGTGACTGTACGGTCATACCAGCCAATGGCGTTCTGGTTATCTTTAAGTGCCTCAAGTGCATCACCTAAAACATAGTCTGCAAGTCGGCTGATGTTTGCATCTGACAAATCAGTTAGGTCAATTCCTTCTTCTTTTTGTGCCGCTAGAGCCTTTTCTTGTAGGGCAATCTTTAGATCCCTGCCCTTGGCAAATGTAGTATTCTTTGCATATTTAAATGTAGGACCTAAGCTATTAGGCATCTGAATGTTTGTTGTCTCACCGCGAGGGATCTCTGGTGTACTTAGGGCTGGACCACTTGGAGCGTCCTCTTGGGGTCTCATTGCAGCCCTGATATCGGGGTCTGTCTCAGGATCAACTGGAGCCTCAAGCTTATCAAGACGTTCTTTAGCTAACTCTGGGTCAACCTCTCGTCTGCCAACCTGATCTGCAGGGCTAATAAACCCTTCCTGTTCCATTTGGTTAACAAGTTCTGCAGCTTTATTAAGCCCAATACCTAGTTTACGCTGGAGGTAGGAAGGCGCAACCTTGCCATCCTCGACTACAACACGAACAGCCTTGGAGTATAAGTCATCTTTAAGTTCATTTGCACGAGTTTCTGCAGTAAGGGCCTTTAGCTTCTCACTAAGAGGCGCTGAATCACTTAACTTAGTTAATTCCTGTGCTTGCTGAAGTGGGGACTGTTGTTGGGCTTCTGGAGCAACCTCAGGCTCAACTGGAGCCTCAAGTCTAGAAGCAGCTGCGCGGTCCTGTTGTTTGACCACACGGTCAGCGTACGGTTTGACATATGTGTCGATAGCTTCCTGAGGTACACCCATGTTTCCCAGATCCTCGACCATCTCAGTCATAGCTTCGACTGGGTTAGGGCCAAGGCTCAACTGCATGTCTGCTAAAACTGTAGCCAGCTGGGCTTTGTCTAGGGGTGCTAGGGTTGTGTCATCTGCCAGCTTGGACTCTAGGTTTCTGACAAAAGTGTTGTTGTCATCCTTGCCAGCTTGGTAGTTCTCTGTCCTTGGTTGCGCTGGTGGGTTCTGGTCAACGGCAAATTGAGCCAGATCTAAAGGAGCTTCAGTTTGGGCCTGTGGGGGTGCTGGTGGTGGGTTCTGGTCAACATTAGGTGGCATATTCACGCCACCACGCTGGGCTAACAGTTGATCAGGATTAGCTTGACGTTGGACTGTAGTGTCTGGGGTGTTTAGGTGGTGGTTAATAATAGGGATAATGTCATTAAGGTTGCGGATCTTGTTAGTGCCACCATCCATGTTCTTACGGATGTCAGTAAAGACATCTTTTAGTGCCTTTGTGTCTGGGTTCATGTTCTCAAGCTCAGACATTGCTGCGCGTAGACCATCCCTGTCTAAACCTGTGCCTAATAAGACTGTTCCAACAGGGCTATTGTCCTTGTCTGACTGAGCCAGTCTACCAAGCTCTAAAGCTCTCTGCTCATCGTCAAACTTGAGTTGTTCTGCCTGTGCCTGACGTTCTGCCTCAGCTGCAACTAAGGATGGACCCGTAGGATCCTTCAGAGGTGTCTTACCTTCGTTCTTACGTACAAAGCGGTCTATTGCTGCGCGGCGTCTTGTGACCGCATCGATGGTACGACCACCAGCAACAATACCAAGCTGGGTTGGTAAGGATGCACCAGCACTAAGAATGGCTGTACCTTTGTTAAGACCAGCTGAGATCATCCGTGACGGGTCATAAGATCCATCTTCTTTTGCAAACGGGTTAAAGGTGTCTGTGAATGAGCTAATGCCGCCTTTTGTTCCGCTTCTAAAGAGATCTGTGAGGACATTACTCTCGCGCATCAGGTTGGCGATTTGATCACGCTCTTTGCCAGCTGGTAGTAATTTTAAGATAGCTTCAGCGTTTTCTACGGTGACCTTATCTTTAACCTTGTTTCTAACTTGGCGAACAGCTGTCTGGGCTGATGAGTATTTATCAATAAGCTCTTCTATAGACTCAGCTTGCTTGGGATCTAGGTAGCCTTTGACCGCTGGATTAGTCACGATAGTTTTCATGTCTTGAGTAATTTTACCGTGAGCAGCTTCTAGGGCCTCTTTTGCTCCACCGTCTTTCTTTACGTCTTTGAGATTATAATTGTTGTTCTGAGAAAGTGTCCGTAGGCGCTGGGCTAAGGATGCAGCTGCTGCATTGTTTAACACTCGCTCTTCTTTGGTAGCTTTCTTGGCTTTACCCTTCTTGCTTCTAAGAATAGTTGCCTCAGCTGGAGCGGTTGCAAGTTCTGCAAGGGCTTCTAGCCAGACATCTTTCCAGTCTACTTCACCATCTAAGACTTGAGTAGATACACCTTCCCCTGCACCACCTGTGATGCCTTGTGCAGCACTCTGCTTTAAGATACCGCCGCCAGCTTTCATTCCTAGGGCTTCAAAACCACTAACAATAGCTGCTTTGGTTAATCCCCTACTGTTTGCCTTGCCCATCAATTCACGGTTATCAAGGGCATCGGAGACACTCTGTGGATCTGTTGTATCTACACCATTCTCAGTTAAGAAATCATTGACCTCTGCATTGTATGAACGGGGCGCACCACTAAACACCATCACACCAGCACCAACTGTAGGGTTCCCTGTTATCAGGGTTGCAAGAGAACCAGCTGCAATGCTGGGGATGCTTTCGGCTGCAAGTTCACCAAAGAAAGCTATGCTCTCAAGGGGGTTTACTGTTAAGCTCTTCAATGCACTTTTGACGTCTGGTGCTGCTTCCCATCTATCTGCAGCATTCTGGGCGCTTGGTGAATTGACAAGGTCACGCATCTTCTGGTTCTGGGATGCTATTTCCTGTGATAAATCGTTGAGTTTACTAAAATCCTTAGCTTCTTCACCACTTTTGAAGTATTCATCAGAGCTTTTTACAGCTACTCCAGCAAACTTGTAGACATCATCTCGCCACTTTGTGCCTTTACCTAAGTCAAAGACGTTAAACTCCATTAGCCTTTCAACGTCTATGTTGTCTGGGTCCATGTCTGGTGGAATCTGAGCGCCCCTAAGCATCATAGCTCTTCTCAAGTACTCAGAGTTTGGCTGTGTCTTTTGGAAAGACTTTTCTGAAAGTATGTTAGCTTGGAACTGCTTGCCCCCAGTGTAGACACTTCGCGCACCTTTTTCTAGCATTCGGCCTACGCCCGTACCGTCTGGGTTTACTGCTTGTTGTTGCTGGGACTGGGGTTGAGGTGCTGCGTTTGTCCTAATACTCTTGTAAGCATTTGAAACCTTTTGCCACTCTGGTGTATCTCTTTTGTCTTGGTTGTCTCTAAGCCATTTGCTGTAGGAACCTAGTCTGGGGTCTTGCGTCATAAGTTAACCCCCGTTCACTATTCTATCGGTTTCAATTAAGTCTTCTTCTGTGACTGCAGGGGTACTGGTGTCAGGGCCACCAAGACGGGGATCTAAGGGGGCATCAGGGGCAATAGTGTTACCTGACTGCATTCTGTCTAGAAGTATCTGCTGAAGTGCTAACTGACGGTCTAACCATGACTTCCAGACAACACCGTTACTATCCAGACTAGGTGCTTGAGATGCAAATAGCTGCATTTCAGCATTAGAGATTGCACCCTTGGTTTGAGCTACTCGTTTCATAACGCTGTCTAGCCGTACTTCTTGTAAAAACAGGCGTTTAGCCTCATCCTCGTTACCCACAAAACGTCCAGCCAAACGACTTGCAGCAGCTGTAAAGTTGAAACCAGTAAGACTACTGTCTGTGTCGGCTGTAAACATATCTTTAGCAGCCTGCAGCTTGGCAATACCCATGCGTATTTCACCAACAGCTTCTGGATCTGCAGCGTCCTTATCAGATGCTGCTGCACTATTGCTTGCATTCAGTTTACGCATGATGTCAGCACGGCGCTGCTCTTCTACACGGCGTCCCTCTTCGATCTCAAAGGCTTCCATCTCGCGTTGGCGATTGTAGTCCATAAGACCACCATACATGTTACCCATAGCGCCCATCTGGGCGAGAGGACCCTGAGCTCCAGCACCAAGGCCAGCCATGCCAATTCTCATGAGACCTTCGCCGCCCATGTTGATCTGTTGATTAGGAGGAGGGATCTGAGGTGTGCGGCTAGATCCACGGGCATTACCATATGGTGATAACGCTGGTGGGTTGACTGCCTGAGGCTGACTTGGGTTGTTTAGGATTGGCTGGCCTACGTTGTAAGGTAGCTGCTGTGGGTTGCCTTGCTGGGTAAGCATACCTTGGTCAAACATAAGTGGATTAGTCATGTTTACTTTCTCCCACATCAGAAATCTCCAGCCATACCTGTGCTAAAAGAAGCACCACCGTAAGGGTTACCACCACCACCACCAAAGAAGTTACCAAAGCCGTTAAAGAAATTAGGGTTCTGGTTCTGAAATCCATACCCAGCCATAGCTCCACTCATAGCACTCATAGCTGGACTGATTGGGTTCTGGGCGTAGTTTCCAGACACATTGTTACCAGCGAGGTTAGCCATGTAGTCTTTACCAAGGTTGTAACCGTACTGGCTTGTGTAATCGAATTGGCCTCTGTCAGCATCAATCTGACCTTGGTCAAAGGCATTCTGGTTGTTCCCAGCGCCTAGAGCAGTGTTGAAACCACCTGACGCCATGTTCAGACCAGTGTTGAAGTTGTTCGCCATCATGTTGTTTGCGTTTCCAGCGTTACTCAAAGCTGTATTCTGCTGATTGAACTCAGTGTTACCCTGAGCCAAACTTGCGTTACGGAGACTGTTGTAGACGTCAGTACTTACGTCAGCATATCGATCATCATAGGCGCGATTGGCTAGTGCATCAGCTACACCAGCGCGACTGGAGTTCGTATTACCAGTGCCTGATGCAGCCATGTTAATACTTGGGAGCGTCTGCTCGTTTAGTGTCCTAGTGTCATCACGCATCATTGCTTTAACAATTGGGCTCATGTTGTCAGTAGCATACTGGGACGCATCAGCCATCATGTCAGGACGGTTAGCCATACCTTGGAACTGGTTGTAGAGATCCGCTGAGTTAGAACCAAAGTTGCCTGACTGATCCATCAGGTTCTGACCAGTGCCAGTATTGTTCATTCCAAAGTTGTACATGCCATTGTTGGCAGCGGTCTGCATTGGATTGACACCAGCATAGTATGGGCCTGAGTAGGGACCCTGTGTCATCATATTCTGGTATCCACCAGAGACGTCACCCATAGCACCCTTGATGTAAGGCATGGCTGCGTTCAGATACTGGTTGTTCTGCTTGTTTGCGTCCTTGATAGCAGAGGCCTGTTTGTTGGCCCCCATCAGTCCAAATGCGCCACCTATCAGTGGTCCTAACCATGCTGCCATAACAGGTTTCTCCGATCTTCTTTTGTTTTGTTCATCATGAGCTTGGCTCTGTAGGCCAACTTGGGTTAGCTGGGTCCAGNGAGGGTTCACTTGGGAGGTCCCTCAACGCCTGTCTGTAAGTGGCCCACTCTTGTCGCTTGGTGTCTGACAAGGGGCTGTCTGATGCCTGTGTCCAATCACTACGCGATAGTAGCCTGTTACGATCCATTCGGAGGTAACCCCAAATCTTTACTGTGTCAGTGGCCCAAGTTTCTGTCTCTATGTTGAACACTGGGTACGACAAATCTGTCTGTGGTTTCTGTAAGATACTACCGTTTTTTAAGTAGTAGTTATTGATCTTAGGGGGATATTCTACAGTGATATATGTTTCATCCGTTGGTGGAATACTTGTGCTAGAATACAGTCCACCAG